ATCATTCGCGTGTCCTGACGTCAGGCAGCCCGGGCGGGCCGCTGCGGGCCGGTCAGCGTTGACCAGGCGCAGCGCCTCCTTCCGCCCGGGGGCCGGTCGCGGGCACGATCGGGGATCAGTTCCCGGCCACGCTGCCACGATGGCCGCGCGCTCGCCCCCGGTTTGGGTGTAATCCCAGGCCAGGCCAGGTCCCACATGAGTGTGTTTACTGGTATGATGGGAAGCGGAGAGAGAGGGTGCCAGATGACCGAGACCACCACCCAGCAGGTCATGCGGGTCTACCGCCTGACCGCCGCCCAGGTCGCCGCGCTCGCCGCCAGCAAGGCGGTCGCGATGGGCGTCACCACCGAGCGGGCCGTCGCCGAGCTGTCGCGGCTGGCCGCGACCGTGAGGCTGTCGATATGAAGGCGAAGCCTGTCAAGGCCGGCGGCCGGCTGAGCTGGTCGCACTACAGTGCTCCCGGCGACGGCTGGCTGGCCCCGTTCGGCCGGTCCGGCACCGTGTGGTCGGAGGCGCCGGTCGGCAACGGCCTGGTGAACGCCTGGTGGGTGTTCCCCGACCAGGTACTGGACGGCGAGGCACTGGCCGGCGGCGCGCTGTGCGTCGGCAAGGCCGCCGGGGCGTGGAGGTCCTGGGTTGCCAACGATGACGGCCCGGCCAAGGGCGAGGTCTACTCGTCCGGCAACTGGCGGCACCAGCCCGCCGCGCTGACCGCTTCCGCAGCGGCCGTGCAGCGGGAGCTGGCCGCCGCGTGCGGCCAGAGGCCGGCCAGTAGCGCAGAGGCGTGATCTACCAGTCGCCTGACCGGGAATGGACGGTCGAGCCGATCATGCTGGCCGCCGCGCCGCGCGGACGCGACGGCCCGTGGCTGAAGGTCAGCTACTACGGGACCCTGGCCGGGGATGTCCGCACCGTCGCCGAGCTGGACGACTACCCGTTCAGCGTGCAGCACCTGACCCTGGTCACCGCGTCGGGCCCGCAGCCGCTGCGGGCCCGACGACACGGACCTGAAAATCCCCATGATACCAGTTCGCATATGAGTGTGTGAACTGGTATCATGGGAAGTGGAGAGAGAGAAGGACCCGATGACCGAGACCGTCACCGCCGCCCGCACGCTCCGCCAGGTCGCCCGCGAGATCCGCGCCACCTGGCCGAAGGTTTTCTACGGCGCGCTGCCCTACCTGACCGCGATGGCCGCCCTGGACAAGGCGACCGACCCCTACGGCTGCGACACCGGCAGCGAGATCGTGCAGCGGTTCCTGTCCAACGCCGCCACCTGGCGCGGCGCCGACGCCCGCCGGATCAAGGCCGAGCTGAAGCTGAGCCTGAAGGGAGCATGACCAGATGAAGATCTACACCACTGAGGATGCCGTCGCCGACAAGGCGAGGTTCGCCGAGTGCGACGCGGCCGAGCTGGCCGCGCAGATCGGCCGGGGCAACATCTTCGCGATCTCGGGCGGCCGGGTCTACGACCACGGCACCGGGGTCACCCTGCCGGTGTCATCCGGCTACAAGGTCACCGTGGACCTGGACGGCAACGACACCTACGTGGTGCGCCGGGTCCTGACCCGTGGCCTCAAGACCTGGGTCAAGGGCGAGGTTGACGGCGTCTACTGCGACGAGGTCGGCGAGCTGGCCTACCAGGCCAGCTCCTACAAGTCCTACCCGTTCCCGAAGGAGGAGGCGGCCTGACATGGGCTACTGCTACGGATACACCGCGTCGGGCCGGCAGGCCCTGGCCTGCGACGGCTGCGGCACGGTCGGCGGGGTGCGCAAGCGCGCCTGCCGGTTCAGGGTGACCAGCGACACGCTGCGCTCCGCCGTGCGGATTGTCATGAGCTACTGCTCCCCGCCCGCGCTGTGCGCCGCCTGCTTCAAGGCCGCCGGCGGCAGCAAGGGCATCCACGGCGAGCAGTGCCGCGAGGGCGCCGCGAAGTCCCAGGCCGAGTACGACGCGACCGAGGCGGCCCTGGACGCCGGCGAGTCGTTCGTGATCGCCGCGTGGGGCGACTGGCAGCCAGGCGTGCCCGAGGGCATGGTCGGCGTGCTGTTCCGGGGCCGCGCCGGGGAGACCGGCCGCCTGGTCACCAAGGCCTGCTACTCGTCGCGCGGCACCTCCAAGCTGTCGGACTACCCGGACGCGCTGCCGTGGGCAGGCACCGGCAGGTCCACCAAGCAGGCGGTGCCGGCATGACCGACGCCACGGCCCGCCGCGAGGCCAAGATCGCCAACGAGGAGGGGTTCTGCGGGTTCTGCTTCAACAGGGGCAAGCCCGTCGTGCACCGCCGCGACTGCAAGCTGGTGCGCGAGCACGGCAGCCGGATCGCGCTGAAAGTCGAGCCGAGGGAGACGCCGTGACCTTCCCGCAGGAGCTACAGGTCAAGCAGTTCGTCGCCGAGCTGAACGGGTCCTTCGGGACCCGTTTCCGGGTGTTCACCACCGGCAGCTCCCACTACCTGTTCGACCTGATCGGCGCGAGCCCGCCGTTGCAGTGGCCGGTGCTGAGGGCCGACCTGAAACCCGAGATCCGCAGAGCCCTGGCGCACGGCGTCGGGCACGCCCCGAGGAGGCAGCAGTCATGAAGAACAGCCCCAACACCAGCGACCACCGGTTCCGGCCCGGTGACCGTGTCGAGTACGGCACGAGCACCCCGCAGGGCGGTGACCGGCTCGGCGAGGTGGTCCGCGAGCACCGCGAGTACGGCCAGGACGGGTACCTGATCCGGCCGCTGTCCGGCGGCCCGGGCGACGGGTACCTGCTGTCGGTCTACCCGGCCCGGATGGTGATGGCCTGGACGGAGTCCCGGTGGGCGTACGACCTGGCGTCCAACAGCTACCACCGCACGTACGCCGCTGAGAAGGCCGAGGCAGCCCGGCGGAAGGCGCTGTGATGCCCCGCTACCTGCTCACCGTCACCGACGACGACGCCCGGCTGCTGGAGGGGCTGCTAGGCGGCCGGCTCCAGATCATCCCCGCGACTGGCCCGCCCGGCGCTCCCGGCACGGTCAGTATCGCTGGCCTGGACGCCGTTACCGACGATGAGGCCTACGGGATCCGGGCCCGGCTCCGCGACGAGGGCCCCCTCTACCACGCCGGCGGGCCGCAGCGGCGAGCGTGCGCCGACGGGGTGACCTGCGTGAATCACTGCGGCAGCGGCCCGTGCTCGCGGGGCTGCCCCCGTCTGTCGGCGGCTGGCCTGGACGCTGAGCGCACCGTGCCCCGCCTGCCCCGATACCCGTTAGACACTTCGGTGTGCTAGCTGGTATCATGGGTAGTGGAGAGGGAGAGTGACCAGATGACCGAGTTCATCCAGTACGGCGCCGTGATCGCCGTCTACGACCCCGACGCCGGATACGTGACCGTCGGCGGCGGCGACATCCTCGCCCAGGTCGGCGACATCCGCGAGGCCAGGGCCGAGGTCCGGGACTTCTTCGACTCGGCCGGCCCGATCACCACCCAGGAAGCAGGCTGACATGCCAGGAATTGACGGCTACGACCCGCTGAGCGACGACTGCCAGGACGAGATCCGTCTTGCGGAGGAGCAGGAATACGCCGACGCCAGCCCCGCCGGGCGGCAGTCCGCCCAGGCCGGCACGTGCTCGCACGGCGGCCACGGCTACGACGGCGAGACCTGCTCGGATGCGCTCGCCGTTCACATGTTCACATTCGAGACCTGGCCGCCGGACGCGACCGAGCGCACCCTGCCCGGCCGGACGCCCCGCTACTGGGCCGAGAGTCCCGCGAAGGCGCGGGCAGCGGCCGGGGCTGAGCTGAAGGCCAGCGCGCCCGGCTGGAGCGTCGGCGCCGGCAGCCACCACCGTTACGACTGCACGCCGCCGTGCGCCGTGTTCGAGCCCCGAGTCAACCTGGACAACGCGCTGTACGGCTGACAGGCCCAACTGATACACTGGTGTGCGGAGAGGGAGATCGACTGAGATGACTGCTCACGGATGCCCGCCCGAGGCGCCCTACGCCCTCGATGACGGGACGGTCACCGCGACCGAGGTCCTCGGCTGGAGCACGCCATGAGGGCCGCCGTCTCTGCCCGGTATTACGTCAAGCGGTGGCGCTGGGTGCTGTGCGAGGTCAGTGACACCCCCCGCGCCCGCCGACCACAGCAGTGCCCGCACGAGCCGCGCTGCCAGCCTGACGCGGGCGGCTTCGGCCGCCTGGTCACCGGCTGGGTCGGCCCCGTCCGCAGCCTGGCTCAGGCCCGCAGGGAAGTCGCCGCCTGGCTGGCCGCCGGGTGGCAGTCCGACCACTGGCCGGCCACGGCCGAGCGTAAAGCCGAGGTTGACGCCTGGCAGCGCGCGGCCAACCGCCGCCACGGGAGGCGGCCATGAGCGAGGGTGCGAAGGCTGACCGGAGAGACACCGGCAGTCGGCGCGGCACGGGCCCGGACGGGACCGGCGCAGGTTCGACTCCTGCCGCACCCGCCGGGTACCAGCGCTGCGAGCCGTGCTCGGCGGCGTGGCTGGCCTGGCTCGACTACAGGCTGCCGCCCGCCCCGATCGTGCTGTGCTCCCCGAACCGGTCGGCGCGCGAGATCGCGGCCAGCCAGCAGCGCCGCTATCAGGAGTGGCGGGACACGATCCGGTTCGAGCAGGACCTGATCACCCGGCTGTGCGCCGCCGGCCGGCACGTGGCGGTCATCACCTACCTGGAATGCCCCGGCCAGCCCTGCCCGGCGGACTGGCGGCTGGCCCTGCCTGATGACCAGCCGGACGCAGAGGACCTGGCGGCGCTGACCGCTCACCTGGACGACGAGCACGACATCACCGTGCCGGCCCTGGTGATCTTGATCGACGGGCCCCGCGAGACCAAGCGCAGCCAGGGCAAGCCGAAAGACGGAAAGAAGAAGTGAGACCATGATCAACGTCAGGGCCGGGAAGCTGACCGACCGCGAGCGCGCCGTCATCGACGCCATCCGCTGGCTGGCCGTGCAGGGCGGCTGGGTGCGCGCCCACGAGATCGCCGCGCGCACCGGCCAGTCCTGGCAGGGCGCCGCCGAGACCGCCGCCAGCGCGATCCGCAAGGACCTGGTGGCCAGCAAGCACGGGCGCGGCCACGTCTGGTACGCGCTCACCGATCGCGGCTGGCGGCTCGCCGCCCCGCGCGCCCGCCAGGCCCGGCCATGACGGAGCTGAGCCGCCGCCCGCTGGCGTTCGGGATGCAGGAGTGGGGGCCGCTGCCCGGCACCGCCGCCACCCTGTTCTGGGGCGGGCCTGGTGATGGCCTGTACTTCGTGACCGGCGGCCATCACAAGCGGATCGTCCACCCGTCCGCGTCCGGCACCTACGACACCGTCAAGGCGGCGGGCAAGGCCGCTCAGGCTTTCGCCGCAGCAGGAACCACAAAGGAGGCAAGCCGGTGACAGAGACCTACAACGGCTGGAGCTGGGACAGCGAGGCCCAGCGGTGGACCGTCCAGCGCGGCAGCGCCGCTGTCACTTGCAGGCTGCCGAAGGAACACCCGCCTGACCTCGCGGCCCACCTGTTCGCCGTCCAGCTCGCCTGGCCGCACAAGTCACCGCCCGAGGCTGAGCCGCTGGACCAGGACGCCGCGCTGCGGTTCGCTGCCACCATGCTGCGCACCCTGGCCGCCAACGCCGGCCTGGTCAGCTCGCCGCTGTACGCGGCGGCCCGCCGGCTAGACCAGCACCGCGAGGAGGGGTCGTGACATCGCAGGTAGCGCTTGGCTCGGTCACCGAGCTGCGGGTGCTGCGGGAACGGTGGCGCGAGGTGCAGCGCGGCGCCGAGGCGCTGGCCGCGCTGCGCAGCCCGCTGGCCCGCAAGATGCATGCCGAGGCCGCCGCGCTCGCTGGCACCGACTTCTACGTCTACGTTCCCTGCGTGCGGTGCGGGGACCCGTTCCCCGTGTCAGTCAAGATCGGTGACCCGCAGAACACCGAGCCGTCCGCTGTGCTGTGCGGGCCGTGCAACGCCGCGACCGAGGCGGCCGTGGAGGCCGGCCGGTGAACGACGCTGACTGCCTGCACGCGCTCACGTTCGAGGCTGACGACATTGACCGCTGGCTGGAGAGGCTGCGCGTTGACGGGCTGATCCGCCGCTGGGAGCGGCTGCGCGGCGGCCTCACCATCCTCGCCCCGGCGTGGATGGCCCGGATGGTCAACGGGCAGAACATCGAGCTGGTCGGCACCGAGCTGGCCGCCGCGTTCTGCTACGGCGCGGAGACCGCGTTCCAGGCCATGCGCGGCCAGGCCCGGCACGGGCAGACGACGGATACGGTGATCCGCTGGCTGTGCCGTCTCGGCGGCTGCGGGGCCGAGCGCGAGCCCGGGGCGCTGCTGTGCGCCGCGCACTGGGCCAAGGTCGATCCTGAGCTGCGCGCCGCGTACCTGGCCCAGCAGATCGCGCTGCGGGCCGCGACAGTCAAATGCCTGCGCTCCGCCGAGGGCAGGCAGCCATGAAAGGGAGAGAGATGACTGAGCTGACCACCCGCACGATGACCGGGCAGGCCGCCGACGTGCTGCGGGCCCTGCACAACGCGGCACTGTTCGCCAGCACCGACCGGACCCTGCCGGTGCTGTGCCACGTCCACTTCCGGGTGATCGACGGCACCCAGGTCGCCGAGGCGACCGACCGGTACGCCGCCGGCCAGGCGATGATCCGCTCCGCCGACCCCGGCAACGGCACACTGGACGATGTGCTGCTGGACGCCCGCGACCTGCGCAAGGCGATCGGCGCGTTCCGCCGGGTCCTGCGGATCGACGCCAGCAACCACGTCCGGGGCCAGGCCACGGTCACGATCACGCACGTCAGCGGCTCTGACCACGCCGAGCTGACCCTGGCCCGGCCGTCCCGCACCCCGGTCACCGAGAAGGTAGCCGCGTGGGACTCGATGCAGCCGTGGCCGGCCGTGACGATAGACCGGAACTGGGCGCAGGAGCGGAAGCGGCTGGCGAGGCTGGACGGCCGCCCGTGGAACCGCCGCCACGTCTTCCGCCGCCGCATGATGGCGCTGCTGGCCGAGGTAGAGGGCGACAGCGGCAGCTCGTGGGGCGACAGCGTGCAGCTCCAGTTCACCACCACCGGCAAGCCGGTGTTCGTGACGGTCGGCACCGACTTCCGGGCCATGATCATGCCGGTGACCGAATGAGCGGGGCCCGCCTGCCCGCCGGGTTCAGCGGCGTGCGACAGCAGGTGACCTGGATCCGGGACGCCGGGCGGCTCGGGCGCATGCGGATCACACACCCGTGGCAGGTGCTGGTCACTGACCCCGAGGGCACCGAGCGCGCCTACGACAACTGGGCGCAGGCCGCCGCTGACAGCGCCGAGCGGGCCGGGACGGAGCAGCCGTGACAGACCTGTCCTGCGATTCTTACGACTCGGCGCCGCCGCGCGGCACCGGGCCGACCTGCACCCGCGTGTACCTGCGCGGCGGCCACTACGCCCACCTCCAGTGGGACGACACTCGCGGCTACGTGATGTGCGAGCGCGGTCACGACCGCGACGGCGACCCGCTGCCGTGCCACCATCCCGACGACTGGTACGGCACCGGCAGCCAGCACGAGTACGACAAGGCCGCCGCGCTGCCGACGTGCCCGCGCTGCTTCACCATCCGCGAGAGGCGGCTGCCGGACGCGCGGCTCGGCACCGGGCACAGCCAGGAGATGACATGATCGTCACGCTCGCAGACGGGGAGGCCCGCGAGGCCCGGGCGTGGCCGGACGGGTCCTGGACCTGCCCGTTCTGCTCGTCGGCGAACCTGCCCGGCGACCGCCGCGCGTGGACGGGCCCGTGCTCGAACCCGGCGTGCGTCGCCGGCGGCCGAGGCTCCGCTGAGCAGATCGCCGAGTGGCGCCGCACCGTGGCCGCCCGCACGGCCGCTGCTGCCGCCGCCGCGACCGGCGCCGCAGCGGATACCAGCCGCGCCGCGCAAGCCGAAGTCGCCCGGCTGGCCCGCTGCGCCGAGGCCACCCTGGCCAGCCGCGCCGAGGGCTGGTGCTACCGGTGCTGGGCGAAGTCCACCAGCTACGGCCGGTGGAGCAACCGCGAGATCAGGATCCGCCATCGCAAGCCGGGGAACTGCCCGCAGCTCAGGAGGAGAGGAACACGATCATGACCTACCGATCCCGAGACACCTACCGGATGCCGACCCGCAGCCGGGTCCGCGACAGCGACCAGCGGATGGGCTTCGGCTGCCTCGGCCTGCTGCTGGCCGCCCTGCTGTTCCTGGGCCTCGGCCTGCCGGCGTTCTGGCACTTCGAGTACGGCACCGAGCGCACGGTGACGCTGACGGTCGGGTCGAAGGACGACCAGGCGACCAGCAGCGGCCACAAGTACCTGATCTTCGATGACGTGCACGGCGTGGTGTACGAGGACACCGACGCCTGGTTCCACAAGAAGATTAATTCCTCCGACCTGTTCCTCCAGCTCAAGGTCGGCCGGACCTACCGGTGCGACGTGTACGGCTGGCGCAACCACCTGCTGTCCAGCTACCAGGACCTGCTGTCATGCACGGCGATCCGGTGAACGCCATGACAGCGGCATACGCGCCTGCCCGCCAGCCGGCCCGGTACGGCCGGGGCGAGCGGATCTGCGGGCACTGCGGCGAGCGGATCTACCGCGTGCCCCGGGTCGGGCAGGCCGCCACGCTGGCCGAGCTGACCAGCCCCGCGTGGCACACCGTGCTGATGCTGTCAGCCGTCACCTCCGACTGCTACCGGGGCGCCTGGCCGGCCACCCGGGTGTTCGAGCGCGGGCACCAGCCACGGACCTGCTGCCTGTGCCATGTCGTGCTCGCCGCCGGGGAGGCCCGGCCCCTGCTGGACCCGTTCAGCCGGGACGGCGAGCCCGGCGACAACTGGATCTGCCTGGACGAAGGCCGGTGCGACCGGGCCGCCGACGCGGCTATGCGCGCGTTCGTGCGGGGCAAGCCGTTCGAGCCCGTCATGCTGGCGCTGCTCGGCGTGTCCGGGCCCGGCCCGCTGGCCGCGATCGGCGGCGGGCCGTGACGGCGGCGATGCTCATGCCGTGGCTTACCCCCGCAGATGCCCTGGAGGTCATGCGGGACAACGACTACCGCAGCCTGGGCGGCACCCGGCTCAAGACCGCCGCTGACGGCGGGTACTGGCCGGACGGCGAGCTGAACGACCGGGCCGGGTGGCTGGGCTACTGCCTGGGCGCCGCTGTCCGCGAGCTGACCAGGGGCGAGGGCCGATGACCGCCCGGCCGTGGCAGCACGTCATCGCCGCCGTCCTGCGCAGCGGCCGGGGCAGCGTCCTCGGCCCGGACATGCCCCGGCGGGCCCGCTGGTGGGCGCTGATCCTGGCCTGCGGCCACACAGCCGAGCGGACAGTCCGCTACCGGCCGCTGCCGCGCCGCGAGGTGCAGCGCGGCGGCACCCAGCGCCGCAGCGGTGATGACGTGCTCCCGGCCCCGCGCCGGGTCCGGTGCGGCCAGTGCCCGGCGGCCAGGCCGTGAGCCGCAGCAGGGCACGGCCGCCCGGCCCGCTCGCGGAGCTGGCCGGGCTGGCGCGCAGGCAGGGCTGGACGGTGACCCTGAACCGCCGCAACCACTGGCGGTGGAAAGCACCCGGCGGCGCGGTGATCTTCACCGAGAACACGCCGTCTGACCGCCGTGGCTGGCTGAACAGCCGGGCCCGGCTGCGCGCGGCCGGGCTGCGCGACAAGGAACGCGAGAGGAGGTGAGGGGAAATGGTGACGCGAGGAGGAAGCCAGTGCAACGGCCCGGACACCCCCGGCGGGCTGACCCGCTGGCCGCTGGGCAACCCGAACGCCGGCCACGACGACCGGTTCGGCCAGTAGCCCGCCGGGCATGCTGAAAGCGGCCCCGTACCTGGAGAGCAGGTACGGGGCCGCTTCGCCTGTCTGTGCCCCCACACGGTGCTGAGCGCCACGGAGAGGCCCCGGCCTCCCGGTGCGTGCCATCACACCAGGCAGGCCGTGAACGCCGCTGCGTCAGCTACGTGGCCGCGCGGGAGGGGTGTTCTGCGGCCTGCTTCTGGCCAGCCGGGCGGACCGGTCGCTGCGGCGGCGCAGGTCCAGTGACAGCGCCGACGCCACGTCGCCGCCGGACCGGTACCAGGCCCGGTCCGCCGAGCGCCACTCCGAGCCCGGCGCCTCGCACGCCGCCGCGTACACCGCCAGCGCGATCAGGCCGGCCACGATGAACGCCGCGCCGAAGATGATCGCGATCAGCATCACAGCGGCAGCCCGGGCAGGTCGCCGCCCGGCGACCCCGCGCCCTGCGCGCGCTGCGGCACGAGGCGCTCCAGCCCCGCGCCGTGCCCGGCGGCGACCTGCCCAAGCGCTGATTCAAGCGCCATCAGCCGGGCGCGCACCTGATCCCCGCCCGTGCCGTCCGGGTCGCCCGGCCGCGCCTGATGCGGCGCCAGGAAGATCCCCGCCGCAGTGCCGGCGATCGGCACCAGGTAGTAGATCGCCTGGACCACCGCCGGGTCCAGGGCGTGGCGCGTGCCCGCCTGGATCAGCGCGACGGCCACCGCCGCCGCGCCGCCGCCCGAGCCCGCGCCGAACACCCCGCCGTAGAACTTCGGCGCGAGCGGTGCCCGCTTGGCCATGTCACTGCCTCCCTGCTGATCAGCCGACCCAGTACACCATGTGCCAGGGCATGATCGCGTCCCAGTCGCCGGCGATGATGTAGGCCGCCTGGGACGGGTGGCCGAAGTGCCCGTCGCCGTGCGCCCTGGCCATCAGCCACAGCGCCCTAGGCACCGTGGTGCCCTCCCGGCGGACCGCGTGCCGCAGCGACTCCTTCCCGGTGGCCAGCCGCTCGGCCGGCACCGCCGGGGTGCCGCCGGGGTGCCCGGCGGCGGGCAGCTTCCCGGTCGCGCACAGCGTCTTGAACTGGGCCAGGGCGTCGGCGACCGCGCCGCCGGACTGGTCGCCGGGGTGGCCGCCACGGAACGCGTTGAAGTCCACGTCGCGGCCGTTGAAGCGCAGCCGGTCAGTGTACTGCCACACCAGCGGGGTCATCCCGCCGTAGGGCTGCCAGCCGGTCCCCGAATCACGGTCGGTGTACAGGGTGTAGGCCGAGGAGACCAGCGCCATGCCGCGTGCTTCCAGCGGGCGCAGCGACGGCTCCCCGATCGCCTGCCAGTACCAGTGCGGCAGGTACACCAGGTGGGTGAGGCCGCCGGCCTTGCGGTAGGCGTCGATGAACTCCACGGCGTCGCCGACACCCGGCCGTGAGCTGCCCTCGGCTTCGACGTCCAGCATCAGCGGCGCGCCGCCCGCGACCGAGCGGGCGTGCGCGGCCTGGCCGCCGCCGCCGCCCTGCAGCAGGAAATGGTAGGCGGTGAAGAACACGCCGTGGGTGGCCGCGTTCGCCTTCGCCCGGCCGTAGTCCGGGTTGGCGAAGCCGCTGCCCTCGGTGGCCTTCGCCGCGACCGCGACCGCGCCGCGCAGGTCCACGCCCGCCTGGAAACCGGAAATGTCCGGGTAGAAGATCGTCATCAGTGCTCCTCGGGTATCGGGCTAGCCGGCCTGCGGGCCGGCGGCGACCGTCAGCGACGTGAGCTGGAGAATGTCGCCGGGATTGAGCGCCTGGGAGACGTTCCCGACGGCCGAGAACAGGAAGTTCCCGCCCGAGGCCGCCGACCACACGGACAGGTGGGTCGCCTTCTCGGTCGCGGTCTCCGTCCACGCCGGGATGTTGGACAGCACCAGCGCCGAGCCCGAGCTGCTGGCCGTCGCGGTGATCTGGCTGCGGGCCGTGACCGCTGACGGGTTCGCGGTCCCGGCCGCCCCCGGGTCGCCGACGTGGATCTGGCCCCACAGCGCGGCGGGCGGGGTGAAGCTCGTGCCGAGCAGCGAGTTCAGCCACCAGGACGCGACCAGCGCGGACAGCCCTGCGGTCATGGCCGCTTCTCGCTCTCGCAGGTCATCTCGGCCCGGTCATGCCAGCCGTGGCACGCACACCAGTACCGGTCGCGGGCCGCCTCGATCGACAGGGTGACCGGCCCCGGGATCACGGCGAACCCGGCGACAAGGGACGGCTGGTCGGTCACGGCGGTTCTCCTGCTCTTAGGGTGACGGCATGGACCTGCAGAAGTTCTGCGCCGCGCGCCGGGACGAGGACGAGGCGGCGGCGCGGGAGCTGATCGCCGGCGGCGGCGCCCTGGCCGTGCTCGGGCACCGCCTGCTCGCCGAGGCCGAGGCCAAGCGGAAAATCCTGGTAGCGGTCCGCGTCAACGCCGAGACGGTAGCCGAGCAGATCGCCATCGACCCGGACCCGGCCAGCCCGGCCATGGTGGCCGCCGCCGCGTCGTCGGTGGCCTTCGGCCTGGTGCTGATCGCGATAGCCGGCGTGTGGGCCGATCACCCGGGCTACGCCGGGGTGATCCCGGCCGGCCTGGACGGCCTCACCGCAGCTCCAGGTGCTGGATGCGCCGCAGCATCCTGGCGATCAGCCGGTGCGGGCCCAGCGGCGCGCGGCCCACGGTCAGGGTCACCTGCTCCTGGCCTTCCTCGCCGATCGTCACCGCGATCTCGCTGACCCGCAGCTTGTCGTTGACCCGCAGCCGCCCCGACATGACCCGCACCGTGACCGCGTCGCCGAGCCAGATGTGGCCCGGGCCGCCCCACTTGCCGGGATACAGCTCGATCACATACGACGGGATGACCGCCAGGCCGTTGGCCAGGTCCCGGTAGGCGCGGGCGCTGACCGCCGGGAACGTCGCCAGCGACGTGCCGTCCACCTGATCCCAGCGGCCCGCCGGGTCAGCGGGCAGTCCCGGCTCTGACACGACGATCCAATTCGGCGGCGGGGCGCTGCCGCCCCCGCCGCCCCCGCCGCTGCCGATGAACCCGGTGTTGCTGGTGCCGCTGGCCTGGCTGCCGGTCACCAGCCACGCGTTCGCGAACGCTGACGGGTCCACCGTGCGGCCCGTCCTGGCGACCAGGCCGCCGCCGTGCTCCAGGATCACGCCCCGGTCAAACCCCCGGTACGGCGACCAGATGTCCAGCCGCAGGTCCGCCGGGCCGTAAGCGGTGATGTCCCAGTCGAACCCGTTGGCCGTCTGCGCCAGGGCGTCGATCGCGTCGCCGGCGAAATCGCCGACGCCGATGGCGTAGTCGGGGCCGTGGCCGGTGGCCTGCCCGGCGCCCGGCACGATCCCCAGGTCGCCGCCGTTGCGGGCCTGGACGCCCTGGATGATCTGCCACGCGATCACCGCCTGGTCGGTGAACGGCGGGCCCGCGCCGCCGCCGCCGCCGCCCGAGAAGTCACCGGAGTTCACGACCACGTCCGGGCCGTTCCAGGTCAGCGCGTCCCCCGGCAGCACCAGCCGGCGGCGCAGCACCTCCCGGTAGTCCCGCGCCGTCACCGACACCACATGCTGCATCGCATCGAGCTGGTCGGCGGTCGGCACGATCCGCAGCGCCGCCAGGATCTGCCCGTTGCGGATCACCTGAAGGTCGCTGATCAGCTCGGCGAACCCGGACGCCTGCACGCTGCGGCCGTCAATGTCGAACGACGCCTCATGCGAGGTGCCGGGATCGCAGCGGAACACCGCCGTCCGGTTCCGGGCCTCGGTCAGCGCCAGCGCGTGCCCGCCCGCAGGCTGGCGCGGCCCGATCACGAACGACCAGTCGGCGACTGTCAGCACCTGCGCCGCCGGCGGCAGGACCGGCGGCGGCGGCGGCGGCCCGATCGGGATCCCGCCGGCCAGGCCCGCGCTGACGGTCACGGTCAGCGTGACCGCCACGGCCAGCGGCCTGGTCTGCGACCCGACCGGCGGGGTGGTCAGCCCGTCGTACAGGTCCTGGTACTCGCCGACCCGGTAGTCGCCGGCGGTGATGATCGGGGTTTCCTGGGACAGGTTGCTGTCGCTGTTGAACAGCAGCAGGTCACAGTTCGGCTTCCCGCTCGCCAGGCGGCCCTGGAAAAACTGCTTCAGGTAGGTGAAGAACGTCGCCGACTGCGCCTGCGTCTGCCCTTGCGCCGCGTCGGTGGAGGAGTTGAACTCCCAGATCCCGAACGGCTTAGGCGGGGTGGCGGCATCAGCCAGCGACGCGGGCAGGTCCAGCCGGATCCCGCCGTCATACTCAGACGCGTAAATGTCGGTCGCGATCTTATCGACAAACGCGTCGCCGGGATACCATGCGTTGCCGCCGCCGTGCTGCACGAAATAGCTGGACGTGCAGAATACTCGCGGGTAATACTGCTTGATCGTCGGGGCATAGAACTGGAAGGCCTCAATGAACTGGGCCATGCTCATGCCCTGGTTGGGCTCGTGATACAAGGCCACGTCGGCCACCAGCCCGGCGGCCTTGCAGGACGACAGGAACGTGTCGAGCGCCGCTGCGGCCGAGGTGGTGGGCGGCCCGAAATCGGGCCGCAGCGACATGCAGACCTTGCGGCCCGCCGCCTGGTCGGCCAGCAGGTCGGTCGTGATCGCGGCGGGGATTTGCAGCGGCGTGAAGTACACCCGGCGGGCGTCCAGGGGCCGGCTGGTCACCGACTGCCAGTCGGTGATGGCCTGCGCCAGGGTGGTGCCCGCCCCGAACTTGCTGGGGTTCAGGTAGGCGCCGACCGCGCCGCCCGCGCCGACCGTGACCGCCCCGGCGTCGTACTGGGCCTGCCACAAGGCGATCCGGTAGTCCCCCGGCATCGTGATCGGGGTTTCCTGCCCGGCGTTGCTGTCGGCATTGAAGATCAGCAGGTCGGCGTTCGTCTTGCCCGCCACCAGGCGGGCGTTGAAGAACAACCGGAGGTAATTGAAGTAGTTCGTGCCCTGCAGCGTGGTCTGCCCGGAGCCGGTGTCAGTGGAGGCGTTCAGCTCCCACACGCCGAAGGGCTTGCGCGGGCTGGCCGCGTCAGCTATCGACGCCGCATCGTCCAGCGTATCCCCGGAGACATACCCTTGCGCATAATAGTCCGTCGCGACTTTATCAATATAGGCGTCGCCGGGATAATACGTGTTCTCGGCATTATTCTTAATCGCCGAGTTGGCGGTGCAGAACACCACCGGGTAGCCGGCGGCCTGAATCGTCGGCCCGTAATACTGGACCATCGCAATATATTGCGCCGCCGACAGGCCGCTGTAAAAAGGCTCATGCCACAACGCGATATCCATGACCAGCCCGGCCGCCGCGCAGGAGGCCAGGAACGTGGCCATGTTCGTGCGGTCGGTCGCCGACACCGGGTTGTACGGCGGTCTCAGGGTGAGGCAGACTTTCCGCCCGGCGGCGGCGTCAGCGGTCAGGTCGGCGGTGATCGCGAACGCCCCGGTGCCGTACTGGCCGGCGGCGAAGTACTCGCGCCGCACGTCCAGGCCGCGAGCCGACAGCGCGGTCCACTGGGTGATGGCCTGCGCCAGGGTGGACGGGCCGAGCTGGGCGTCATCCACGTCATGCTGCTCGCCCGTGCCCGCTGTCGCGTTGACCCGCACATGCAGGCGGCAGAACGCCGCGCTCACGCCCGAAGGCGTGGTGACCTGCCCCTGCACCAGCGTGTACGCCGACGTGGAGTTCGTGGCGCCGCCCGCCACCATGACCGGGTTCGTGCCCGTGCACAGCACCCCGGCGGCGGTGTAGAACGCGGCCCCGACCTGGCAGTTACGCGCGACCGTGACCGCCTTCAGCCACGCTGAGCAGGAAATCGTGTCACCCGCCGTGCACGGCTTGCCCTGGGTGGTGATGTTCGCGGCGGTGCAGGACGCCGCGTCCATCAGCCCGGCGGATGGACCCAGCGACGTCAGCCGCATCGCCCCGGACCCGTTATGCGGTGACACCGCCGAGTTGGCGATCGAGGAGTTCCCCGCCGGCGTCCAGTTCCCGTTGCCGCCGTCGAAGGTGGCGGACTGCCCGGTCAGCGCGTTGAAATTGATCAACTTCAGGAACGCGCCGGTCTTGCCTGCCGTCCCGCCGCCGCCGCCGCCTCCGGTGACGAACGGGCCGACATAGCCGGCCGTTGATACGGCCAGGTCGTCCAGCCACCAGGGACCGGTGGTGGCGACGTTGGAGGCGATGCCGATCTGCGTCTGGTCGAAGTTCGCGAGCGTGTTGAACGTGGCCGCCGACGTCTTGGTCTCCGCCGGGCTGGTGGAGTCCATCGAGGTGAACAGCTTCACCCGCGCCTGCCCGGCCGTGGCGCTCGCGATGAAGAAACCCTCGACCCGGAACCAGGCGCCCGTCGGCACCGACGCCGTGGTGATCGCCATCTGGCCGCCGGTAGAGGCCTGCATCTGCAATTTGCCCGTGGCGGTCAGGGCCATGGCGGCGGCGAACGACGCGCCTGAGCGGACGTTCACGACCCGGATCGTGGCTGACGGGAACGCGGGCACGTACAGGTAGGCCCGGTAGTAGACGGTGCCGGCGGCGGTCAGCAGCCAGTTGACGGCGCAGCCCAGCGCCGTGCCGCCGATCTGCTGCTTGCAGGCCTGGCCGCCGTGCGCCGCGTGCGTGTTATCGGAGATCACCGTGCAGCCGGCCGGGATCGTCACGCTATCGAACGCGTCCCCGGAAACGCCGCCCGAGTTGGCGGCCGTGACGGTGACGCCGTTGCCGATGCCCTCGAAGCTGTTGCCCCGCGTGGTCATGCCGCTGCCTTTATGCTGGCCTCATGACCGCAGAGGAGCGCCCCACCTGGGAGGAGCGCATGGCCATCGCGTCGTGGGCGCGCCAGGTGACCCGCGAGGCGTGCGAGCCCGAGCCCGAGGCCGAGGACAGGCCCGGCACGCTCATCGTCAACAACTTCAAGGGCGGCACGGGCGGCACGGCAGTCTCGGCGGCCTTTGATGCGGTCACCTTCGGCGGAAGTGACCGGCCTCTCCGGTTCGCTCCTGGCACTGAGCGGCGGCCCGGGTTCCACCGGGGCTGATGTCCTGAACCTGCTGCCGGGCACGGGTCACCTCTCTCCTTGCCGTGAGACGATGCCGGGATGGCGCTCTGCTACAGGCGGCACTGGTCGTACTTCCCGTCCAGCGAGAAACTGCTGGACATCACCAGCGACGGCCGCTGCGATCTCCACGAGGACCCGCCGCCCGCGACGCTTGCCCATGTGGGGTTCGAGGTCGTGGCGCAGATGCTGGCCGCGCCGCTGCGCCGGGCGTTCTGGGATCACCTGGAGTCGCATCACTGCTTCAGGTACTTCCGGTGCCCGGAGTACGACCGGCTGGCGGCGCTGCTGCCCGAAGGTGACCTGCCCGTCGTCTACGGGTAGCTCAGGACGCCCGGATCAGGGTCAGCGTCGATCCCTTATGCAAGATCGTGGACGTCGCCCCGCTGGTCTGCTGCGCCCAGTTGAACTGGAAGATCCCCGACGCCGACCCGGTGATCAGCGTGCCCCGCAGCAGGAACCCGATACTGTTGCCCGCGCCGATCAGCCCCACCGCGCCCGACCACGGCGAGGAGTCAGCGGGCGAGAAGAACTGGTCGGCGTTGGCGTTGGCCGCGCCGAGCTGAAGGCCTGACACGATCGCGGTGAACGACGCAGAGGCCGGCGCGGCCCAGTTGAACCCGAAGTCGGTGCCCGAGCTGCCGTCCATCTGGCACATCAGGTCCACCGAGTAGACCGCGTTCGCGGCGACCGGCAGGAACAGGTGCGGGTCGGCAGTACGGGAGGCGTTGTTGGTCCGGGAGGTGTCGGCGGGCTTGACGGCGATGAACGGGCCGGCGCCCTGCCGCGCCCGCACGTCAGTGATCTTGGCGTTGACCACCGACAGGTCCCCGGCGGCGACCGACACCAGCGCGAGGCTGGCCGCCGAGTTCGGCTCCGCCGGCGTCCCGCCCCCGGTGTCGGCCAGGAGCTGGAACTGGGCGTCATAGGTGGAGTAGGCACCGTTGGACAGCTTGTCCCGGACCTGCGTCACCACCCGGTGCACCCGGGTGCCCGATCCCGGCGCGGCCGGGACCACCACGTTGACCACCGCGTCGTTCCAGGCGTGATAGACCCCCTGGCTGGTGATGTCGTCGCCGACGATGAACTGCAGCCCGGCGGCGATGTCCACGCTGAAGTTCGCGCCCGCCGCCCGCTGGGCGACCAGCATGTCGCCGGCGCCGACGACGCCCTGCCGGCCGATCGGGGAGATGGCCTCGATGAACCGGCGGAACTCCTGCGCGGTCGGGGTGATGTCCGGGTCGGCGCCGGACGGCTGCAGGAACAGCGGGACGTGCAGGGTCACCGGGATGCTCCGATCGTCACGGCAGGTAGCCGGGGGTGAAATCCAGGACGGCCGCCGAGCCGCCACCCGTCAGCGGGTGGTAGCGGATCAGGTTCGGGCCGGGCGCAAGCTGCCACCAGGTGGTGTTCAGGAAGTCGAGCAGGGCGAGCTGCGACTGGCCCGGGTCAGAGTTGAGGTTCGCGGTCCGCGCGACCGAGTCCAGGTCCAGGTACTGTCCGGCGGCCAGGGCCAGGGCGCTGGTGAAGATGATGTCGCCGCCGGCGGTGTCGGAGGTCAGCCGGGGCCCGGTGCACGGCCCGTAGATCCGGGCCCGCCCGGGCGGGCGCACCGACCCGGCCACGGTCACGATGCTGCCCGAGGACGCCGCGCCCGCCGGGAAATGCGCGCCGGCGCTGGTGAAGTGCGCGCCGGCGCTGGTGAAATGCAGGCCGGTGGTGGAGGCGACGATCGCCGGGACGGTGAACTCGGTCGCGGCCGTGTCCGACCAGCCGCCCGACGGCACCTTCCAGCTCAGCGCCACATCGGTGGTCACCGGGTTATCGACCGGCGCCGCCCGCGAGTCGAACCGCAGTGTCAGCATCCGGGGCCCGGCCCACTGGTCATTGGTGACGGTCAGGACCGGGCGCACCCACGGGCCCAGCAGCGGCGACAGCTCATCCAGGTAGTCCTCGGGCGTCATCCCGGCGTCGGAGGTGAACAGCCGCAGCGCCAGGGTGCACGCGGCGGTGTCCAGCCACATGCTCTGGTCGATCACGCCGTCGGCCTGCACCTGGGGGAAGGTGACCGCGCGGACGGCGGACTGCACGTCCAGGGCCATCACCGACACCCCGTCGCGGGGCTTGATCACCGAGGAGTAGCCGCTGGCCGGGTCGCTCAGGGTCATCGAGGTGTAGGTCATCAGAAGCTCGCGCTGCGGATGGCGAACCCGAGCTTCTGGCCCAGGACCGCGATGTCGGCCTCCTCGCGGACGACCAGGTCACCGCCGAAGCTGATCAGCGGGCCCGCTGGCCGGGCCGCGCCGGCGCCGGGCGTGACCCGCTCGATGCCGGCCTCGCCGAGCATGACGCCCCGGCCGGTGCGCAGCCCCAGGCCGATGATCGGCTCGGTGATCAGCCCGCCCCGGCCGAACTTGCGCAGCCCGCCCGGCGGCACCCCGAACCCGCTGAACCCGGCCATGTGCGACGGGGAGATGATCGTCCCGAACCCGGTGCCGTAGGCGTTGATCATCTTCCCGTTGCCCATCGACAGCCCGACATGCTGGGCGGTGCCCCCGGTGCCGTAGAAGAACGCCAGCGCGCCCGGCCGGTCCATCGACGGGGCCGCCCAGAGCTGCTGCTGCTGGGAGGTGCGCGGGCATGTCCCGATCCCGAAGTGGTGGTACACCCACGAGGTGAACCCCGAGCAGTCCCACCCGGCGGGGGTGGTGCCGCCCCACACGTACGGCACCCGGCCGACGAACTGGCGGGCGTAGGCGATCATCGGCCCGCCGGCGCCCAGGACGCCCTTGGCGAACGCGCTGGCCAGCGCCGAGATGGTCGTGCCGATCGCCCGGTCGATCACCACCGACGTCGGCAGCGAGGTCCGCACGTCGATGCCGCCGCCGGGGATGCCGCCCCTGGCCATCTTCGGGAGCCGGCGCGCGTTGACCGCGTCCATGAACGCGGTGCCGTAGTGGGCGACGGCAGCGGCCTGCTGCACGTACTCCTTGTTGGACAGCCAGTACAGGCCCGCCGTGTCGGACGTGCCGGTGCCCGGCCCCCTGATCAGCCCGCCCGCCGCCTTGAACTTCGGCGGCCCCGGGTTGATGCCGAGCCCCAGCGCCTGGCTGTTGAAGTTGACCCCGACGGTGACCGTATGCCCGTTGACGCCGCGCAGCGAGGCGTTGACGTTCTGCCGGAACGTGTCGAACGCGGCGGCGGCGGTCTTCAGCTTCGCGCCGACGTTCGGCACCCAGCCCAGCATCGTCGCGGCGCCGTGCAGGATCGTGCCGAAGAAACCCAGCACCTGATCGACCATCCAGGCGAACGCGTCCCGCACCGCCTTGGTCATCGTGTGCCACGAATCGGACATGAACTTGGTGATCGCGCCCCAGTGCTTGGTGATCCACAGCACCGCCAGCCCGATCGGCCCGGTCAGGATGCCCAGCAGCAGCGGCCAGTTGGCCTTCACCCAGCTCAGCACCAGGCCGAACACATGCGGGATGGTCTTGGTGAAGAAGTTCACGAACGGGCCGGCGAACCAGGCGATCACGATCTTGGCCACGTCCCACACCGCGTTCCACGCCTTGGTGAGGATCTTGCGGAAGGTGGCGCTGTGCGTCCAGGCCAGGTAGAACGCGGCGCCGAGCGCGACCAGCGCCAGGACCACCAGCCCGATCGGGTTGGCGTCCATCGCGACGTTCAGCAGCCACTGCGCGGCGGCCATCAGCTTGGTGCCGGCCGCGACGGCGAGCTGCACCGCCTTCTGCCCGACCATCACGGCGGTGTTCTTGACCCACGCCCACGAGCTGGCGGCCAGGGAGGAGACCACGCCGGCGACCGCCGTCCCGGCAGCGGCGAGCCCCTTGGCGGCGGCGTTCGCCCCGGCGGAGATCTTCCCGGCGAGCGCCGTGCCCGCCTCCGAGGCCTTGTCGGCGACGATCTTGAGCTTGCCGCCGAGGGTCCCCGCCATGCCGGTCATCGGCAGGCCGGCCGCAGTGACGCTCGTGAACCCGGCCCGCAGGTTCTGGAATGCGCCGTAGGTTTTCTGGATGCCCGTCGCGGACCCGGTGATCGCGTCGATCCCGAGCTTGGCCCCGGTGAACGCGGGCTTGAGCTGGCTCAGCGCCGACTTCATCAGCATGAAGTACAGGACCGACCGGACCAGGCCCTGATTGGCGGTCAGCTTGACCATGATCTGTGACAGGGGGGTGAGGATCTGGATCAGGGCCTTGGAGTTGGCGGGGGTGGACAGCCCGGTTATCGCCGTGGCGATCTGCTTGACGATGATCACCAGGTTCTTGAACAGGGCGGTGACCCCCGGCACCTGGCCCTTGAACATGGCCATCAGCGACTGGAAGCCGCTGTGGGACGGCAGGGACAGGCCCCATTCCTTGAACCGGGCGGTCAGCCGGGCGACCCCGCCCGTGATCGTGTCGCTCATCGGCAGGAACGCCTTGATCACGCCCCAGATCCCGGCGGTGATGTTGCCGATGGCGTGGGCCAGGTTCAGGATGGTCGGCACGACGTGCGGCAGCAGGGTCGCCACGATGCGGGTCAGCCCGCCGGCGGCGATGTTGGCGCCCAGCTCTCCGACCAGCGTCTTGAACGCCCCGGCGGCGGCCCGCGCCAGCGGGGCGATGGCCTTGAGGGCGGGCTGGATGAACTTGACGGCCATCGACAGCGGCGCCAGCACCGGCCCGGACAGCGCCTGCCCCCACGCCTTGTAGGCGTCCTTGGCCTTGACCAGCTCGCCGGCGAGCTGGCGCTGGGCGGGGGAGGCCAGCTTGTTCGCCGCCGTGAGCTGCCGCTGGCTGGCGGCCAGCGTGGCCTGCTTGGCGGCCAGCGCCGTGGCCGGGGCGACCCCGGCGGCGAGCGCCTTCTGGTAGTTGAGCTGCGCCATCTGCCCGGCCTTGACCGAGGTGGCCTGCGCCTTCATCAGGGCGGACACCACCGTCAGCGACGGCTTCAGCGCGACCATGAAGGCGCCCGCGCCCGCGCCGGCGGTCACCAGCGCGCCGGCCAGCGCCCCGGTGGTGACCAGCAGCCCGGCCATCAGCGGCTCGGCCAGCCCGGTGGCCAGCCCGACACCGCCCATCACCCGGGCGAGCATGCCGGCCTTGCTGGAGGCGGCGCGGGAGGCGTCACCGAACCCGGTGACCGTCCCGGTCAGTGTCAGCAGCCCGTTCTGCGCGGACTTGGACGCCTGCGCCTGCCGCTTGAGGGCGGCCTGGTTGCGGTCCATCGAGCCGTTCGCCTTATCCACCTTGTCGGCGAACCGGTTGAACGCGCTGCCGGCCCTGTCGTCGGCGAGCAGCATGAACCGCATGACGTTGGCCATGCCGCTCCTTCCGGGTCCTCACGGGGCTGATGCCGTCAACCAGCGAGCGACGCCACAGGGCCCTGCGCGGCCCGCCGGGAAGCTCAGGCAGTACGAGCCCCCCCGGCCGCCGGGCGCGGCGCAGGGGCCAGGGGAGCCTCGGGCGCGGGCACGCGCGGGTCAGTGCTCCAGCTCGTGCTGGAGGTCGTCCATCGCGGCCTGGATCGCGTCGCGCTCCTTGCCGGCCGCCTTGGTGATCGAGTTCTCGAACCAGCCGGGCCGGCCCCACTGGCGCACCCACGTCCAGTCGGCGCGGGGCAGCCGCCGTGGGCTGTCGAACACCGGATGCCCCCAGCCGCGCCTGCGGTCGGTGTGCACCGGGATGGACTCCTTGCCCTTCGGCATCCGGCTGCCCGCCGACACGATGTCCATGTGCACCCCGCCCCGGCCGGCCCCCACGTTCACGTAGATCGTCTTGGCGATCTCCTCGCGCAGCCCGTGGTGGTACTTGCCCGCCGGCATGTCCAGCGCGGCGCGCATGACATCGTGCAGCACCGGGGTGGCCGCCGCCTTCATCCGCCGGTACAGGGCCCGGCGCAGCTTCGGGTCGGCCTGGCGCAGCCTGATCGCCAGGGCCCGCATCTCGGACGGCCCGCTGCCGGTGATCGTCACTTCCGGCATCACAGCCCCCGCGTGTTGACCGTGGATTTCACGCCGTGGCGCTCAGCCTCGCGCCGGTCGGCCTCCTCCTGCTCGATCTTGAAGAACAGGTACCACTCGGTCAGCTCCCGGGAGGAGGCACGGCCGAGGAGTTCGGTGACGGTGCATCCGAGCTGGAGGGCGAGCTGGAAGTAGAACCGTCGCTCAGGCCGCCCCCGAAGAGTTTTTCCAGCACCGCCGCCTCGCCGCTGTCCATGCCGGACAGCCGCGCGGCGACCTTCCCGACCCGCTCCAGCGCCGCCGAGGACTTCTCGCCCAGGGCGTGCACGTCACGGGGGGTGAACATGGGCTCGCCGTCCTCGCCGACGATGCACCGGGACACCAGCTTGGCCAGCGAGTTCTCGGTGTCGGGGACCAGCTTGCCGCCCTTCACCGTCGCCATCGACGCCTCGTACTCGTCGCGGCTGCGGCCGATCATGCCGCGCACCTGCACCTCGCCGCCCCACTCGGGGACCTCCACGGTCTCGATGGGCCGGTCGTCCGCCTTGAGAATGTCGTCCCTGGACAGAAGCATGGCCGGCTGCCTCCACTATCTGGTTTCTGGGTAATCGGAGAGTGACCGGTCAGGCCGGGATGGTCACGTTCAGGGTGGGGATCTTGGTGATCGTGAACGCCACCAGGATCGAGCCCGGGTCGCTGATCCCGGACTGCACCGACGCCGCCCCCACCTTGACGGGAAACACGTCCATCTTCTGGGTGGGCACGTCGCCCTCCCACAGGCAGATGATGAACCCGGCGGTGTCGCGCGGCAGCACGGTGCGGACGTCGTTGGAGGTGACCGAGGCGTACAGCCGGATCGAGGAGTCGTCGGCCAGGATCCGGGCCGGGATCTTCCCGGTGAACCGGGACGCCATGTCCGGCACCTCGATCTGGTCGGAGGTCACGGTGAAGCCGTTCATCTCCGCGATCTCATCGGACAGGTCGGTGCCGGCGTTCATCTCCGCCCGGGTCGGCGACGCCTGGGTGGCGATCGTCGGCACGAAATACACCTTGCGGGTGCCCTCGGGAACATACCGGCTGGTCGGGATCAGCTTCGGAGGCGCCATCGGGCCCTCACTCTCCGGTCTTGCCGGCCGTGCCGGACTTGGACTTGGGCGGTACGCCGGCCTTAGCGTCCGGCTTGGCGGTCAGGCCCTGCGCGACCTGGGCCTCGGTCAGCGCCGGGGGGCTGCTGCCGGCACCCGGCTCGCCCGGCGGGGCGTTCTCGGCGGTCAGCGGCACCCAGCCCGCCACCCACCACTGGGCCAGGCCCAGCTCGGACACCTCGGCGACCCCGCCGGTCTCCGGGTGGATGATCTTCACGAATCCGGGGTCGGCCCCGGGCAGCAGGTCCATGACTCACGCGCTCCTAACCGAGGCGATGGTGGAGGTGGCGAACCCGGCCCCCAGGTCGAACGTGCACAGCCCCGTCACCGGGTCGGCGTACACCTCGGCCGGGACCGGGATGATGTTGTCGCCGTTGGCCGCCGCCACCCGCCGCGACGGCGCGGCGGCCCCGGCCGGGGTAGCCACCGGGATGCTGTCCACCGCGCCGGGCATGTGCAGGTCCACGTTGAGCGGGCCGCCGGAAGCGACCTTGACGATCAGCACCACATCGGGCCCGCACGGCGTGGTGTGCCCCGTGGTCTGCGTCGGGGTGGAGTAGGCGACCGGGGCCAGGCCGCCGTGCGGGACGGCCTGAATGGCCAGGGCAGTTGCGGCCATGTCGGACCGCCCTCCTTCTACCTGTTGGCGAACGCGTCGATCGACACGTCGAACCGGATCCGGGCGTACGCGCCGCCCGTGGTCATGTCCTCGCGCAGCGCCCACGAGGAGATCGCCGCCTTCATGACAGCGCCGCCGAGCCTCGGATCGGCGATCAGCGGCCGGCGGCAAGCGGCCAGCAGCTCAAAGCAGCGGGCCCGCACCACCGGCACGCCGTCCATCCCGGACTCATCCCCGGCCAGGACCGCGACCGCGCAGTGCACGTCGTAGCCCTCCCGGTCCATCCCGGCCAGGCCCTCGGTCTGGGTGTGGTCCTCGGCCGAGGCGTCATCGTCGGGCCCGACGTAGCCGACGGTGATCACCTCAAGGGCGTCCGCGTCATCCGTGGCCGGGCCGTCACGGACCTCGCCGTTCAGCGGGATCTGGCTGAACGCGGCCACCAGGGCGGCTATCGCGGCGGGCGCGGTTGATGTCCAGGGCATCGGTCCTCCTTCTGCGGGCCAGCCAGGCCAGCGCCGCGAACCAGCCGGCCGCGCCGCCCGCCAGGAACGAGCCCCAGTGCGCGGTGATCATGACGACGGCACCATGTCTGCCTCCAGCAGCTCCAGCACCCGGCGCGGCACGCTGAACGTCCACCCCGAGGTGGCGGTGAACACCTCCTCGCCCTGCAGCACCGCCGGCGGCATCGAGCCGCGCTGGGTCTCCCACAGGTGCCGGATCTGCTCCTTGGCGGCGTGGATCCACTTCTCGGGGATCTGCTGCCGGCCGCAGGTGTAGACCGTCTTCCACGGGCCGTACCAGAAATCGAACATGGTCGGCTGGTAGATGATCCCGGCCTCGTTGTCGGCGGCCAGGCATCCCGGCGAGGCGGTGTTGTCCCACACCGGGCCGCCGTTCCAGATGCTGGCCACCGACTGCACGCTGATGACCGGCCGGTAGGGCACCACGAGCTGCCAGCGGCCGGTGTCCACCTGGGAGGTGAACTGGCGCGGCACGCAGATCCCGACCTTGTCTTCCACCAGCTCGGTGGCGGCCATCAGGTAGGCGCCCAGCTCGTCGTCGGCGGTGTCCTTGATCTTGTTCAGGTGCTGCTTGACCTCGGCCATGCTCACGATCGAGATGAACGACCGGACGTTGATGTACTCGGGGCGCGGCGCGGTGCCCGGCCCGGTCGTCGTCCACGCGAAGCAGTACAGGCCCGGCGCCGGCAGGGTGTAGTCGTAGAAGTACTTCCCGGACCCGACCGGCGAGTTGATCGGCACCGGGGCCGGGCTGACCAGGGTGCCGTCCGGCTTGGTGATCGACAGCGCCACCGTGCCCGCCGCCGTGGACCCGTCACCGACGGTCAGCGTGGCCTCATACACCTGCCCGGCGATCAGCATGACCTACGGCCTCCCCGAGGTGATCGACGTCCCGGCGGCGGCCCCGCCGGCGAAAGCAGCCGCGAGGGCGCCCCCGCCGGCGACGCCAGCCGTCAGCGGCGCCCCGCCGGCCACGGCGGTGCCGAACACGGCCGGGATCACGGTCACCGCCTGCGGCGCGAGCGCCGCGCCGAGCGCGGCGGCGGCAGCCGTCACGGCCCGGGAGGCGAGCGTCAGCGCATCCGCGTACGCGGTGCCGGACCCGGCGGCCAGGCCAGCCGGGTAGAACTTCGCGCCCTGCCCGGCCGGGGACAGCGCCGCCCCGGTTGCTGTCCCCGGGCCGGCCACGCCACGGGAGGTGAGGATCAGGCTCAGCGGCCCCGGCGCCGCCCCGGTACCCGCTGCCAGCCCGGCCGCTAGGGCCTGCCCCGGCACGCCGGTCCCGTTCAGCGCCGTGCCCGTCGCGGCGGCCAGCCCTGCGGTGCCCAGCGACACCGGGGCTGCCGCCGGGCTGTAGGCGGTGCCCGTCGCGGCGGCCAGGCCCGCGCTGGCCGACGCCTGCGACGCCGTGGACACCGTCGGGCTGTACGCCGCCCCCGACGCGGCGGCGGCGCCCGCTGCCGGGGCGGCCACGGCCAGCGGCACCGGGCTGTACGCCGCCCCGGCAGCAGCGGCCACGCCTGCGGCGACCGCCCGGGTGACCGCCGCCGACGGGGCCAGGGCGGCACCGGTCGCGGCTGCCAGGCCAGGGGCAGGCGCTACGGCGGGCGCGGCCGTCACGCCCGGCGCGGCGCCCGTCGCCGCGCCGGCGCCGGCGCTAACGCTGGCGGCCAGGCCGAGCACGTACGCGGTGCCCTGCGCTGCGGCCAGCCCGGCTACTGCCTGCTGCACGGCGGCAGCGGCCGGGCTGTACGCGGTGCCGGACGCGGCGGCCAGGCCCGCGCTCGCGCTCGCCGAGCCCGAGGTGCCCGCTACCGGGCTGTAGGCGGTGCCGGACGCTGCGGCCAGGCCGGGGGCCGGCTGCGCGGCAGCCAGCGGCCCAGGGCTGTACGCGGTGCCGGACGCGGCGGCCAGGACGGCCGCCGGGGCCGCCAGGGCCTGCGCCGGCGGGGTCAGGGCCGTGCCCGCCGCCGCCGCCGCGCCAGCGGCGGCGCGGGCGGCCAGGGCAGGCGCGGGCGCGGCGCCCGTCGCGGCGGCCACGATGGCGGTCGCGAAGTACGCGGCCTGCGCGACCGGGCCCGGCGCGGTGCCCGTGCCGGCGGCCCGCCCCACCGCAGCCGACCCCGCCGCCGGGGCATAGCTGACGGTCAGGCCCGCCCAGTTCACGTTCTGGACAGCGCCGGTCAGCGCCGCGCCCTTATGCGCGTAAATCCGCAGCCGCAGCGTGCCGAGCTGCCCGTAGGCGATCCCGGTGAACACGGCGGAATCGATGTTGGCGGCGGACGTGGAGGCCGCCCCGGTCTGCGTGACGCCGATCATCTGCGGGGTGCCGCTGTAGTCCCACAGCTCGAACGTGGGCGCCCCGAGCAGCGCCGACGACCCGAACTGGTTGACCGTGACCGTCACGGACAGGATCGTGTCCGCCGGGCTGACCCCCGAAAAAGAGCCGAACCCGGACAGCTCCAGCGCCGGCGAATCGACCGGAGAATACGGCAGCCCCGGCTTCGGCAGCACCGGCAGGCCGGGACGGCTGAGCAGCCCCGGGCTGCTCAGGTTCAGCGGTCCCACAAAGGGCGCCATGCCCGCCAGCCCCCCGCGTCGCCTAGTTGATCGCCTGCAGCAGGTACTGGGTGCACTTGATCGTCGGCGAGCCGGTGACCTGGCTGAGCGTGGCCTGCAGCGGCATGATCTTCGCGACGGTCAGGTCCACCGCCGCGACGGTCGGGCCGTTGATCAGCGGCACCGGCACCCGGAACGTCCACGGCGAGGCAACCTGGGAGAGCGTCAGCTCGCCCTGGGTCTCCAGCGTGTTCCCGGTAGACCCGTAGGCGATGCACCGGATGAGCCCGGTGAGCACCCACGGCTGGGTCGTCTGCGTGACCGGCGCCGCGAACGCCCCCGTCGTGGCCAGCGTCGTCGCGCCGGCCAGCATCGTGAACGTGAAGTTCGTCGCCGTGGCGCCCATGGTGTAGATGCCGCGCGCCGTGAACTCCAGCACCGCGCCGGGGTACCAGAGCTGGCCGGGCATCTGCCAGTCCTGGCTGGTCGGGGCCTGCGGGCTGATCGTCGCCGTCGCCGCCGTCGCGAGCTGCGTGCCCTGCGTGGTCTGCCACGGGGCGCCGTCGTTCAGCAACCCGCTCCACGTCTGCTTAGGCATCGTTCACCCTTCCCATCACGGCCCGCCTTCGGCGTATTCGGGGGTGGCCCAGGTGCCCTGCCCGCCGGCCAGGGCAGCGGCTGCGGTCGCGTGCAGCGGCCCGGACGTCAGGTTGCTCGTCGCCGCCGTCACCCCCGGCGCGGTGCCGGTGCCGGACGCCAGCCCGGCGACCGCGCCGGACGGGGCGGCGATCACCTCGACCGCGAAGATCGCCCAGAAGTCGGCGGCGGAAACCGGGCAGGCCATCGTGACGGTGCCGCCGCCCGGCGCGGTCTGCCCCGCGCTGTTGCCGGCCCCGGAGCTGAAATCGCCGGCCGCGTTGAACCGCTGGGTGGACGGGCTGGTCGCGGTCACCGAGAAATCGGTGCCCGACGTCATGAACGCGGCAACCATCGACGACGCTGCCGTGCCCGCCACGTTCACCGTCGCCGGGGTGCTGCTGCCGCTGGACGCGGCCGACACCGGGGTGCCGTACGCGGCGGCCGTGCCCAGGGTGCCCTTGAACGACAGCGACCCGCCGGTCAGCCGGTCCCCCGACGACCCGCCGGTCACCGCGATCGTGATCGACCCGGTAGCCGGGGCGGGCAGCGCGAACCACTGCCCGAACCCGGACGTCGAATCGGCGGTGTGCCGTTTCCACAGGTTCGACCCGGCGTTGGTGGTCATCGCGACACCGTTAGCGGTGGCCGCCAGCGTCCGGCCGTCCGTCCCGCAGCCGACGCCTACCAGCAGCAGCGTGTCATCGGCGGCCACCACATGAGTCCACGACAGTGACCCCGTGGTGGAGGTCGCACCGGAGGAGGACGGGCCGGCCGCCCCGAAGGTCACGCTCACGGCGCTGTCCAGGTCGCATACGGCGGGCTGGCCAGGATCAGCACCCAGTCGGCGCCGCCCGCCGAGTTCGCCCCGGCGTGGGTGTAGGTGGCCCCGATCGTCGCCGAAGTGGTCGCGCCGGTCACCGGGTCCATCCATTTCGCGCCGTACCCGGCGGCCATCAGCGCCCCGTTCACGGTGATCGCCGCAGCCGCGTTCGGGATGTAGATGACGGCCAGTGACCCGCTGGGGGTCTTCGACGCGGTGACGTAGGTGTTGCCGCTGCTGTAGCTGCCGCCGCTGCCGCCGGAAACGAACTCGGCGGCGTGCGTGCCCCGGCCTGCCGTCACTAGCGCGCTGGCCGTGTCGGGGACTAGCTTGTTCCAGTCCATCAGCGTGGCGAAGGCGTTGCAGATGTTGTTGAAATCGGTGTTGTCAACCGGGTTGGTGGTCAGGGCGGCCAGGGCGGTCGGCGGCCAGGACCAGATCGCTTCCCGGCCGTAGATGAACCCGCGCGCGCCCGACGACAGCGCCCACCACAGCAGGCCCCGGTTGAATGCCTGCCCTACAGAGTCGTTGTCGTAGAACCCGTCACCGCGTATCGGCGGGATCGGGGACGCCTCCGTCCAGGCGTCCTCAATCCCGAGATAGCTGACGTTGTAGGAATACGCGAAGCTGAAATTAGCGTTTGCGGTGCCGCCGGCCAGCTTGTTCGACGGGGTTTTCATGTCCTCCCGGCTGGTGGATTCCGGGTAGTTCTCGTACGTGAATAGGTGCGTGTCCCCAGTCGCCTTGATCGCGGCGACAGCGTTGCCGTAGTTGGTGTTGCTGTCATCGAAGTAGTCGTCGCCCAGGAACCACGTCACGTTGCTGGCGGCCTTGTATCGGTTGCCGAGCGCGGTGCCGTAGTTCGTCCACTGGGTGCCGGTCTTGCCGTTCAGCGGCCCGCCCGCGTTGTTGTTCGCGTAGGACGCCGCGATGTTCATCAGCACCGTCATGCCCGCCGCCCGCGCCGCCGCCACGATGTAATCAACCCGCTGCCAGTACGTGTCGTTCAGCACGCCCGGATCGCCGCCGACAAACGGCGAGACGCTATCCCAGGTGTCGCCGTTCACGTTGGTGGCGGACAGGGAGTAGTTGGTGGTGCCGACCGCCGCGATGTACATCGCATTAAAACCCTGCGCGGCCCGGGTCGCGCAGTAGGTGTCGATGTCGGACTGCCAGGTCGCGGACCCGCCCGCCGAGCCTGCCATGATCGGCAGGCCCCATATCGTGTCCCCCCGCAGCAGGTACGGGGCGCCTGTCTCGTCAGTGAGGTACTGGCCGGTCCCGGATCCGGCGATCCCCGTCAGGTACGGCATCCGCCGGCCAGGTCACAGCGTGTAGCGGATTACGCCCAGCGCGTCCCAGACGACCGTGAACGTCCCGGCGGTCACCCCGGCCGGCTGGGTGGCGAACGCGTGGTAGGACATCCCGATGTCGGCCTGCGGGGTGGTGATCGTGTCGTCATACACCAGGACGCCGTAGACGTTGGCCACGGTCACGTTCCCGGCCCCGGTGGTGTCCGCCGAGTCGTACCACAAGATCCCGGCGGTGTCAGCGAAGTGGGTGGTCGGCACCAGCACCCGCCCGCCGGCGGCCCAGTTGGCGTCGGTGATCTCGTTGGCGGTCACCCACGCGGAGGCGGCCCCGTTGTAGGCCGACAAGACAGCGGTGGCGTTCTGGTCGGGGGTGCCGGTGTTGCCGTACAGGGCGCATTTCGGCACGTCGGTGGCCAGCAGGATCCCGGTGCCCGGCGCGGTGGAGGTGCCGTCGTGGCAGTCCTTCAGGAAGTTGCGGAAAATCTTGGACGCGGTGCCGAACGCCATCTCACTGTCCCCCGCCCAGCAGCTCCGCTGCCCGCTCGTAGGTGGCCTGCGCGTCGGCGGCGGCCTGCTTCAGCGCCGCGACCGCGCCGGCCCCGCCCTCGCCGCGCGCCAGCTCCGCCACCCGGCTGGTGGCGGAAGCCGCCTCGGCCTCGGCCTGCGCGAGCAGCTCCTGGACGCTGTCGACCGCGCCCGCGACCTTCTCCCGGGTCAGGGCGACCCGGCGCCGGGCCAGCTCCACCCGCCCGTCGGCGTCGATCGCCTCCCGCAGCGCCAGCGCCAGCAGCATGTGGTCCGGCAGCGCCGGGCCGGCAGCGGCCTCCACGGGCAGCGCGTCACCCCGCGCGTTCGCGGCCTCAGTCATCGCAACCTCATCTCCCGGTGAACAGGCCCAGGCCGGACATCTGGCCGGCCTCGGTCTTGAGCTGCGCCGCCCAGCTCAGCGAGTCCGCCTTGGACAGCATCACGGTCAGCGTCGTGGTCTCGGTGCGGATCGTCAGGCACACCCGCTCCGGGTAGCCCGGCATCGCCAGGCGGCTGGTGGTGAGCTGCGCCGGCCGCTCGGCCAGCAGCGAGTTGCCCGCGTCGAAGGTGGCGGACGGCGCCACCGCCTGCGCCATCGGGCCAGGGGAGCCCTGGCCGTTCTGCCCGTCACTCACCGCAGCCCCATCTCCTCGGCGTCCGCCTGCGCGAGCGGCGCGAACATGTGCAGGTCGTTCGACCCGTCCGGCCGGTCCGTCCGCACCCCGCCGTAGGGGCGGCCGTCGTCCCCGGTGCGCTGGATCTCCCCGTGCAGGTAGTCCTCGCGGGGCAGCGCGGTGATCTTGCAGTCGGTGCCGGCGCGGACCATCGGCGCGACCAGGCCGTGCAGCCCCGGGCAGGCGTGGTACCGGTTGGGGATCAGCAGCGGCGTGGTGACCGTGGTCGGGCAGTTCGGGCATTCCCAGTCGATGTGCCCGTGGATCAGCGCCGCCAGCCGGGCGGTCACGCCTTCCCGGCCGGCCTGGTGCCGCCGCGCGGCCCCTGGCTGCCCGCAGCGGGCCTGGCCGTCTCGCTCGTGCCCTGATCCGTCTTGGCCGGGGGGTGTCCGCTAGCGCTGCCGTGTGCCCCGTCAGGAGTCTTGCCGCCCGGCTTGGCGGCGGGCTTCCCGGCCTCGTCGTCGCCCTCGTCGTCGCCCTCGCCGTCCTCGGCGGCCAGCACCTCGGCGGCGTCCGGCGCCGGCTCCCCCGTGTTATGCGGGTTCGCGCCGGGGCTGTACTCAGGCTGCGACCAGCCCGGCTCGGGCGGGTCCGGGTCCACGTCCACCTCGCGGACCGAGATGCCGTCCGGCAGCGCGGCCCGGATGTCGTACAGGGTGCCGGGCTGGATCACCTCATCGCCCATGTGATGCGGCTGGGTGACCATCAGCTTCTTCGCCACGGCGTGCTCCTTCGGTACGGTCGGGGCATGGGCAAGATCTTGGGCGCATACATCTACGCGGGCCGCCCCTGGTGGCGGCGGTGGCCGCCGTGGCGGCGGAAAGGCGTCCTGCTGCGCGCCGCCGAGGACGGGCCCTGCGAGATCACCTGGGACAGCACGGGCGTGTTCAGGCTGGAACCTGGACCGCGAAGTCGTCGCCGGCGGCGACGCGGATAACACCCCAGCCCTGACCGCCCGAGTCCGGGTTGCGGATCTCCTCGGTGGCGTAGCGGCCGTGGATCTCCTCCCACACCTGGCGGACCTCCACCGGGCAGAAAACGTCCGGCGCCGAGCAGATATCGTGCAGCAGGATCAGCCCCCCGGCGCGGACCAGCGGCCCGTACATCGCCAGGTCCTGCCTGACCCCGGCCGCTGAGTGGTCGCCGTCCAGGAACAGCACGTCCACGCACGGGCCGGCCATCTGGTCGGCGAACCACGCCAGCGTCGCCGGGTCGTGCGAGTCGCCGATCAGCACCTTCGCCCCGTGCGTCTCCAGCGCCAGCCCCGACCCGCCCGTGCCCGCCCCGTTGTCAGCCAGGGTGATGCCCCACACCTGCGCCTGCGGCGCGACCGCCGTCCACGCGTACAGCGTCCCGCCCCGGTCACAGCCGATCTCCATGATCAGCTTCGGGTCCAGCGCGGCGACCAGCTCCAGCGCCTTAGTCAGCTCCCACGGGTCCTGGCTGGCGCCGTAGGCCATCGCCTGCCGCACCGTGACGTCCTCGGCGTACCCGCCCCACCAGCCGCCGCTCACTGGGCCCGCCCGGCTTCCAGCCGCCGCCAGGACGCCAGCGCCCGGCGCTGCGTCCAGCCGCTCACGCCGGCGCCTCCGCCCGGGGGCGGGCGATCACGTACGGCGCCGACCGGTCCCCGGCGAGCTGGGCGATCAGCGGCTGGGAATCATAGCCCAGCTCGGCCAGCAGCGCGATCAGCTCATCGTGCTGGTAGTAGCCGTAGATCGAGTGGTCCTCAATGAACAGCACCGGGCGGCACAGCTCCAGGATGCGGCGCATCCCCCGCAGCGCATGCAGGTCCGCGCCCTCCACGTCGAGCTTGATCAGGTCTACCCGGTTCGCGGCCGGGTTTTCCTCATCGAGCAGCAGCGCGTCCAGCGGCCACGCCTCCGTCGCGCCCTCGGATTCGGCCGCCTCATCGGGCGCGACCACCCGGGTGGAGCCGCCGGTCACCTGGTGGTTGGCGTCGAACAGGTCCAGCCGGGTGTGCTCGTCCCACGCGGCGGCCTCGACCACCTCCACGTTAGTGATCTTGTTCAGGGCGATGTGGTAGCGCAGGCAGGCGGCGGTGTCCGGGCTGGCCTCCACGGCGATGACCCTTGAGGCCTTCGCAGCCAGGCGGAGTGACCACCGGCCCACATGCGCCCCCACGTCCAGCAGCACCCCGCCGGCCGGCAGGAGCGCGTCCAGGGTCGGCGCCAGCGCGTCCTCGTGCCCGACCGAGATCCAGTCGTCGGTGTGCCGGCCCCGCGCCAGCCAGCGCAGCCCGTCGGCCTCGGCGACCGGCAGGCTCACCGTGCCGCCGTTGCCCGGCGGCCGGACTCGCGCCGCGCCCGCGTACTGCTCCAGCATCTCCAGCACCGGCTTCCAGTACTGGGTGGTGATCAGGTCCGCGTCATACCCCTCGGCGAACTGGCGGCCGGCCCGCGCCGCCTTCGCCGTCGCGGCCGGGTTCTGCGCCTGCTTCCAGGCCTTCTCCAGCGCGGCGGTGATCCCCTTGATCGACGGGGCCGCCCAGTTCGCCGCGTCCCGCCAGTGCCAGTACGGCTGGCACGCCACCTTCCACCCGGCGGCGCACAGCTCGGTCTGCGCCGAGTTGTCGCCGACGATCACCGGCACCCCGCACGCCTGCGCCTGCAGCGCGGCCAGGCCGAACCCCTCCCCGTAGGACGGGTTGGCCAGCACGTCCGCGCAGCCGGTCAGCCCCGCCACGTACCCCGCCGAGTACAGGCCCGCGACCTGCGCGTAGTCGTCGGAGAAGATCACCGCGCCGCCCAGGCCCAGGTAGCCGATCAGCGGGCGCATGTCCAGCCCCCACCCCTCGGGAGTGGCCGCCATCGAGTGCACCAGCAGGATCGCCTCGCCGTGCCGCTTGCGGAACGCCGCGAACGCGTGGAACAGCTCGCCCCACGCCTTGCGCGGCGGGTCGGTGCCCTTGTTCGCCGCGACCACCGCGACCACGAACGCGCCGTCGGGGACATTCAGCGCCCGCCGCACCGTGACCCGCTCCTCGGCGTCCAGCGGCCGGAACAGCGAGGTGTCCACGCCGTGCGGCACATACGCCGGCTGGAGCCCGGCCTCGCGCATCATCTTCTCGCCGAACCGGGAGAACGCGATCGGCTGCGCCCCGGACAGGCCGTAGAACATCCGGTCGCCCGCGCTCATCGGCTGCGAGTGCACCGGGGACCACGCCGCCGTGGCGTGCCCGCCCAGCGCCTCCGGGCCGATCGCCCACGCGTCGTAATGGACCAGGATCAGGCCGGGGCCACGGCCGAAGAAATGCCGGGCGTGCTCGGACAGGATGTCACCCGAGTAGGCGGTCAGCCCGCCCGGCAGGCACGGCAGGCCCTCCCACTGCGACGGGAACCCGGAGATCCCCGTCATGCAACTGATCGCCACGTCGTGGCCGAGGTCGGCGATCCGCCGGGTGAACAGCGCGGTCTGCACGCCGTACCCGGTCGCCGACATCGGCTCCGGTGCGTTGCTGTGCCACAGAATCTTGATCTTGAACACCTACTCCCTTGGCCGGTCAGGGAATGACGGATGCCCCGTTGCTGGCACGGGGCCACACCCCGGGAGCCGATCCCCGGCGACAGGCGGTGAAGCGAAGGTGCGCCGGATTGCCGCCCCCGGCGCCGCTGGCCCTCTACACCTTGGTCGGCCCGCCTGCGCGGGCTCCCCTCAGCCAGCCCCGTCCCTTTATCCTGGTGCCCGGGACCCCGGCGGAGGCTGCCGCCACCGGGGTCCCAGGTCGTATCAGGCGGTGCCGCCGGTCGCCCACCGGAACGCGTTGGGGGTCGCCACATCCGACCCGACCCGCCAGTAGTAGAACCAGCCCTGGTTGCCGGACGGCATGTTCGCCGTGCCCGCCGACTTGATCAGCGGGTCGAACAGCATCGTGGAGCCGATCCTGTCCACCACGTAGAACTTGGACCAGTCCCCGAACACCGCAGCGGCAGCGGCCAGCGCGGTGCCCGTGCCGGGGGTCTGGGTCAGCGACGGCGACTCGCGCAGCGGCTTGTCCAGCAGGTTCGGCGGCTGGCCCTGCGCCAGGTTGGCCAGGAACCCGCCGCCGCCGTACTGGTCGATCGACCGGACCCGGTTGATGTTGGTGATGTTCATCACCCACGCCACCGAGGCGGACATGCGGAACCGGGCGCCCAGCGCCGAGTTCAGCGCCATCACGTCGGCGACCCCGCCGCCGTTCGCGCCGCCGGCGGTGCCGGTGAACGCGCTCACGGCCGAGCCGCCTGCCTTGACCTGCTGGGCGGTGCCGAGCGCGGTCAGCACGCCCTTCGGCTGCCCGGCGTTGGCGACGCCGCCCGTGCCCCGGGCCATCGCGGTCTCCTCCAGGATGTCCTTGGAGTCGGCCAGCAGGCGCGGGAGCTGGTCGGCGAAGTTGGTGTCAGCGTTCGACTCGAACGACGCGATGATCCACGCCGCCGCCTTCTTCGGGTAGATCTGGATCTGCCCCGCGACCGGCGTGTTGTCGGTGGCCTGGCCGCCTTCATCCAGCCAGCCCATCTGCACGCCCGCCGAGTTGACCCCCTGCCACGCGTTGCTGGTGGTGGTCTTGACCTCGGCCAGTGCCCGGTACGGGTTGATCGATCCGTCCGAGGTGATCACGATAGTGGGATCGAGCACGTACGGCAGGAGGAACCCTCCCGACGCGGTGCCCAGGGTCAGCGACCGCTGCGCGGCGCGCAGCCCCTCCCCCATCGGGTCGTTCAGGTAGGCAGTGAACGCGTCCACGTACTCGTCGTGGCCGGTCAGCAACGCATGCCGGGCGATCAGCGGGTTGGAGGCGACCTTGCGGGTCGCCTCCTCCGCCCGGTCGTCCAGCAGCAGCCCGCGCTTGGCGTGCAGCTCGATCACCGACAGCGACCTGGCCACCATGTCCGAGCCGCGCACCAGGCCGTCACGGACCTTGTCCAGCTCCGCGAACGGGTCCAGCCGCGTCATGAACTCAGGCGTCCCGCCGGCGCCGCCCGCCCAGCGCTGCACCTCGCCGCCGCCGCCCTGGCCGCCGCCGTTCTGCCCGGCGCCGTCGGAGGCGTTGCGCTTGATCAGGTTGATCTTCTCCATGCGCTGGATGACCGGGGCCTTGAGCTTCTCCAGCGCCTCGTACTCGTCAATGAGGGTGTCGCGGATATTGCCGTCACCCTCCTCGGTGGTGGCCGGGTCCGCGTCCATCGCGGACAGCTCGGTGCGGATGGCGGCCTGCCGGTCCAGCATTTCCTGGAGACGCATGGCGTCTCACTCCTTCCTGCCCGTCAGGGCAGCGTGATCCCGGCCCGCTCCAGCGCCTCCTGGGCGCGAAGCTGGTAGAGCCGGTTTCCGGTGGACCGCGACGCGTTCCCCTCTTCGGGGGGGCCGCCGGTGCCGTCGCCGTCATGGCCGGCGAGAGCATCCGCGTCAGGGTCAGGCCCGGCGTCGTCGGCGTAGCCGAAGCCGTCGGGAAGCTGCATGCGGACACCGAGAACCTCGGCGCCCGTGTAGGCCGCGAACGGGGTCAGCCCGTACTCGCGGAGCCCGAGAATCCAGCGCTTCACCCGCTGGAGCTGGCCGCCCATCGTCCGCCGGTAACGGTCACCGGGGCCGCGCAGCGGCGGGTCGGAGCGGACGATGCCGCCCGTGAAGCTCTGCGACCGCAGCGCGCCCATGTCCACCAGCGTCAGCAGCTCGTCGCCGAGCGGGGTGGGGGCATACTCGGTGCGGGTCAGCAGCCCCTTGCCCTCGGAGCTGATGTGCTTGGGCACCCCGGCGGGCAGGCTGAACCGCTCCGCCGGCGTGCCGTGCACGGTCATCCCGTGGTTGTACAGGCAGGTCGCGTTCCAGAACCCCTTGTTCCGGGACGGGTCGATCTCGCGGAGGATGTCATCGAAGGCGGTCCGCATGATCTCTTCCTCGTAGTGGCCCTCGTGGTCCTTGATCACCACCGGGATGTCGTACACCGCCGCGTACGCCTCCACCACCCGCCCCGACTCATACTCGCGGCCCTCGGCTGCCCGCAGGATCCGGCATTCCTCCAGCGGCCAGTACCGGAACATCTCCCCGGTGCTGGCGGTGCGGGTCGCCGGGCCCGCCTTCCGCTTGCGGGCCGCCGCCGCCAGGGCCAGCATCTTGGGCTTGCCGAGCTTCTTGTGCCCGATCCACGCCGCCAGCTTCTTCGACTTGACCTTGGCGGCCAGCGCCGCGAACCGGTCCCCCGACCCGAGCGGCCCGGCGGGCGGCTCCTGCTGCGCCCGGGCGATGTCCCCAGGCGGGATCGCGACCCCCGCGTCGGCCGCCGCCGCCTCCAGCTCCTCGGGGGTCAGGCCCGCCAGTGCCTCCTCCACGCCGGTCAGGTCGTCCCAGCTCGCGTCCAGGCCGGTGGCGTCGGGGATCTCGGTCACGGTCATGTCGGTGCTCCTTGTCGCCTGGGCCTGCGCCCGCAGCTTGTCCATCTCCGCCATCGCCGCCGTCGCCTTGGCCTGGGTGTCGGCGCTGACCGTGCCGCCCTTGCCGTCGTGGCCGGCGGCGAAGTTCCGCATGATCCCCCACGCCAGGCTGTGCGCCTCAGCCTCGGGGTGGCCGGCCTGGATGAGGTCGTTGCGGATGTGCTGGAAGTAGGCGGGGTACTGGGCGCCCTTCATCCCCCACACCCCCGGCCCGCCGGGCTTGCCGATCGGCTCATGCGCCAGCGTCGCGGCCCGGCTCGCCTCCGGGGTCGCGGCGTCGGCCACCGGGATGACGCGCGGGGCGCCGCCGCGCAGGTGCAGCAGCTCCCGCCAGCTCCCCCGGTGGGCTTCCTCCTGGAGGAAGCCGAGCCCGTCGGCCATGTCGGCCAGGGCGGTGAACGCCTCCGCCAGGCCCCGGTCGGACGCCGGGCCGTCACGGCCGCCTGAGCGCAGCGCCTGCGACAGCCTCGTCAGGTGCCGCTCCATCTTCGCCACGTCCGGGCTCGGCCGGGTGATCTCGGCTCGCAGCGCGGTCAGGACCGGCCGCACGCCCGTGGCCACCGTCCGGGCCGGGTACCGGTCCAGCCGGTGCTCGATCTCATCGGCCGCCGCCGTGGCGCGGGCCCGGTCCGGCCACTTCACCGACGTGCCCGCGCCGGCACGCGGCTCGCCGGCGGCCCGGCGGCTGACCGCCACCTGCGTGTCACCGGGACCGTACAGCAGGTAGCCTTCCTCCCCGGTGTCGGGACGGTGAACATGCACCCGGACCACCTGGTGGCCGCTGACGTCGGCGGCCGGCTCGGGGTCGGCCTTGACCCGCACCCACATGCCCTCGGCGAGCACCGAGTCACCCCGGCGCAGGTCACGCGGATCCACCCCGGCGGTCAGCTCACCGGGGATCACCCGTCCACGGCGGAGCGCCCCGGCCGTCAGGCCCAGGGCGCTCATCTGGTCGTCTGCCCACGCGTCAGTCACGGGGCCCCCTTCGTAGTCACAGCTTCGCCGCCTGCGCGTCCAGTGCCTTCGCCTGCGCGTTCAGGGCGTAGATTTTCGCCCGCAGCCCGGTGATCCGCCCGGCCAGCGACACCGCGTGCCGGTGGTGACGCTTAGCGGCGTGGTGGTGCACCGTCTTGTGCGGCTTGGCGGCGTGGTGATGCTTGCCGGCGGCCTTGGCGGACGCGGAGGCCTTCTTGTGCGCGGCTGTGGCGGCCCGCATCTGGCCCAGCAGCCGCTTCAGCTCGGCGCCGAGCTTGCGCGCCTCGGCCCGGTCGGCCGCCGCGCGGGCGTGCAGCGCCTTCTTGCGGGCCGCCTTGCCCTGCGGGCCCGGCGCGGGGGCGACGGGCTGGGCGGCGGCCCCGCCGGCTGCGGCGGCGAACTGTCCGCCCGCCGGCGAGCCCGGCGGGGCGTGCACCGTGTTAAACCGGCTGATCTCCGCATCGGCGGCCACGGCGTCGGCCTCGGCGGCTGCCAGCAGCACATCCAGGTCCAGCTCGTCGCCCGGCTGGCTGGCGTCCAGGTCGTCGGCGGCCTCATCGTGCAGGATCAGCTCGGCGGCGGGCCAGGGCAGGCCCCGGCTGGCCATCGGCGCCGGGCCCGCGACGCCGCCGGCCGCTGCCGCTTCGGCCGCCGCCTCCACCGCGCCGGCGTTCCCGGCCCGCAGCTCCTCGCCGAGCCGCACCAG